TCATTGATAAAAAATAGTATATATTACAATTATTTTTTATCGATTATACTGTACAAACAAAATTCTTTGGTAATTCATCAATAGTGATAGAATAGTGTCGTTCGATATTTCGCATATCTTGAATATCTCTACGTGTTACTAAATTAATGGCGAATCCTTTTCTTCCCCATCTGCCACTACGTCCAATTCTATGCAAATATGTATTTACGTTTCGTGTAATATCGAAGTTGACGACTACACTGACTTGCTGTACATCAATACCACGTGCGGTAATATCAGATGAAATAAGAACTCTAGTATCGGCATTCCTAAAAGAGTCCATAATATATTGACGTTCTGATTTTTCCATATTACTGTGAATACATTTTACAGAAAACCCATCACGCTCCATAGAATGCGTTAATGTTTCAACGCGTCGTACACTATTACAGTAAATAATACATTTATTTGCACTTATCATATTAAAAATATCTTTGAGTGTAGCATACTTGACTTCATCGTTAGGCAAAGCAACATAGTATTGTTGAATCGCTTTCAATGTCAAATCTTCATTTTTCATACGTATATGTACAGGATTTTGCAAGATTTTCTTGGTTAGAATAACCATATCAGTGGGCATAGTTGCGCTAAATAAGGCTATTTGTGTAACTTCAGAAATATGTGTTCTGAATATATCTTGTATTTGACTACCGAATCCCTGAGACAACATTTCATCAGCTTCATCCAGTACAAGAACTTTCAATGCACTTAAATCAATGTGTCGTTTTGAAATCATATCGTACACACGACCAACGCATCCAACAATGACGTGTGGAACGTTTTCTTCCATTTCCGATATATCTGTACGAATAGAGGTGCCACCAATTACCACACGTACTCGTAACTCGGGTGTCATGGACGCACCAATACTACCAACTACTTTCGCGATTTGCTTCGCTAGTTCGTGAGTTGGTGCTAAAATGAGTCCTTGTGTACGGGGATTAGAGGTGTCTATTTGATTCAATGTGCCAATTGCAAAAGTACCTGTTTTGCCACTACCAGATTGTGCTTGGGCTAAAATATCTCTTCCAGTAATCATAGGAACAATTGCCTTTTTCTGAATTTCACTGGGTTCTTCAAATCCAAACGCATAAATACCCCTTAATACTTCGGTTTTAAGGTCCATTTCATCCCATTTCTGTACAACAGGTTCTGAAATCTCCTCAATCGCTGGTTTTACAATAATATCATCTGTACTGCTATCCATATTATTTATTTTGTCCTTTTTCTTTTTATGTTTATTTATTACAAGGAGTTAATCTGCAACAAATATAAATAGAAAATATCACTATATGTAAAGAGGTTAATGATGTACTTTTCACTTGAAGATTTTCAGCGTATTCAAAACAATATGACTATACCATATTGTTTAGAACCGAGTATTGTACAGAATATTATTGATATAGATAATATTATTGAACCAATCATACTTGAAAATAATCAAACACACAACAATTATCATAAGACAACACATACTGTACATAAACAATATCGAGATGAACAAAAACAAGTATTTCATAAAACCAGTTATTCGAATAAAAGACACAATAATAAACGAGGTGGAAATAACGAACAAAGTTGGGAGAGAATGGCGGAATTTAAGGCAACGCAAATAGAAAAACCGAAAGAAGGCATTGATAAGTTGGTACAGGATATACGCGGTTCACTCAACAAAATATCTTCTAAAAATTATGATTCCCAAAAAGCGATTATTCTAGAATTATTGCAACAAGTCTATGAATTAGACCCTGAATTGGTGAAAAGAGTGACCACTGCATTTTTCGATATAGCGAGTATCAATTCATTTTATTCTGAAATCTATGCGAAACTGTACCAAGAATTATCTGTACAGTATGAGACGTTCAATGATGTTATCAATAATCATATTCAAACTTATTATACAGGAATAAAAGAAATAAAATGTGTTGTAACTGAAGAAGATTATGACGCGTTTTGTGCCAGTAATAAAGAAAATGACACAAGAAAAGCATTAACCACATTTATTGTACAATTAATGAAGACAGGGATTGTTCCGAAATTACGAGTTCTCTCTATTATTACAGGAATACAGGATATCATTGTAGAGAAAGTAGAAGAAGAAAATGCCGTAAACGAAGTGGAAAAATTAACAGAACTCTTATTTCTATTCGTGAAAGAAGGAAAAGGACAATTTGAAGAAGTAAAAACAGAATGGATTTGGAAACACAAATGTATTCCTATGATTCAAACATTTGCAAAGTACAAAAAGAACGATAAAAAGAGTATTTCAAGTAGAGCCATTTTTAATTACATGGATATGAAAGCTCTATTGTAAAAAATTGATATTGAAAATATGAAATCTATATGTATTACAAAATTAACTTATTTACTGTAATACATACAATGGGTGCTTCAAATAGCATTAATATGATCCCCCCTACTCATATTCACATATGTGCAGCGAATGCTGTAATGATGAATACTGTACACAATTCATTAATGGTATATAATTTTACCATAACGTGTACTTCCGAGGAAAGAACAGAGGAAGAACGAGATAATATCATAAAAAATGCAAATCTGGTGATTTTCATTGCGTCACAAGAAACCGCAAAATCATTCACACAATTAGGCGAATATGATGTGATTTTGAATAATTTCAAACGAGTAGTTTACTACTTTCATAAAATAAAGCACGTAGATAATGCAATAGAGAAAAGTTTACACGATTATTTAACACGTAATCAACGAATTATTTGTTACAATACAGAAGATTTGAGAGAGCATTTAGAAGTAGAATTTCTAAATCCAAATCGCCAAGAGATTTTATTAGGAACTGAATTATACGACAAAGACGATTTAGATGAAAAATGTAAAACTACAAAAAGACGAAATGCGGTTGTACTAGGCGAGACACCCTATAATTCTCCAGAAGAAGATGAAGAGTAATGCTCTAATGTTCTGGCACTAGGGTCGTCTGTAAGAGTATATTTCGGCATCCAATAAAAAGGTAAGACTTTCTCCATATTTGAATACATATTTTCAAAAATATCTTTATAATATTTTTTTTCAAGTTCTATACCCTTATATTGGGCATACCGCGGTTTGTTTGCAATATGTTCTTGGATAATTGTAAATAATGAACGACCAATTTGACTCACTCCATCACTAAATGCCTCTTTTTTTCTCCATAGTACAGCATCGGGTAATAAAGGTTTATTTGTTTTTTTCGAAATACGTCTATCTGGAGAGAACCCTTGGCGAAGTACATATTTTCCTCCTAATTTATGTATACTGTACCGTATGTCTGTCGGAATAGATAAATGTGCATTTATCAAGTGTTTGTCCAAAAATGGTGTTCTAGGTTCCAATCCGTGAGATGATATACATTTATCAGAACGCAGTACATCAAATGTGTGAATATATTTCAATAAACGTCTTGTCTCTTTATCGAATTCTGTACTGTCTCCACATTTATCCATGTATATATAACCACCAAATAACTCATCTGACCCATCTCCATTAAAAATTACTTTGGCTTCACTATTTTCTGAAATATATTTTCCCAATAAATAATTACCAATACTGGCTCGTACAGTGGTGATATCATAACTTTCAATCGCGCGAATCACGTCTGGGATTGTTTCAACCATAAGTTGTTCTGTGACTGTTATTTCCGTATGGTTTGTTCCAAGGTAAGTTGCGACAAGTTGTGCATTTCGCAAGTCTTCTGAACCTTCTAAGCCTATACTATATGTCTCTAATAATTTATTATCACGTTGATAATGTTCTTGCACAAGTGCAGTAATTAAACTACTATCAAGCCCACCAGACAAAAGACACGCAATTGGACGATCTGTTGTATCACACCGCTTATGTACAGCGGTAGTCAAAAATTGTTCTATTATACTGTACACATTACTATGTTGTTCTGTCGATGACTTAGAGAATGGAATCAGCGATGGAGGTGAATGTATCAACTTGAAATAAGTTTTTTCTTTGATGAAATTCCATTTACTGTTGAATTTAGTGAATGTATTGTATGTACCTGGTTTGAATTGTCCATATGTTGAAGTATGTTTCAGTAATTTGTGTCTTTTATGGAACCAATTAATACATTTTAATTCAGATGCAAAATAGTAATGATAGTTTTTTTGTTCGTCAATTGATTCAACATAGTATAGTGGTCGAATACCAACAGGGTCTCTTGATATGAAACAGTGTGGGTAGTCGAATAATGCAAAGGAAAATACTCCGTCCAATAACTGTAAAGTATATTCCATTCCATATTTTATGTACAGGTGTGCAATTATTTCACAGTCAGAATTGGTTGTGGCGGTGACTCCTAAGTCTTTAAAAAGTTGCTTATAATTATAAATCTCGCCATTACATATTAAAGTGACATTGCCAACCTGTATAGGTTGATTGGAACCTTCATCTAATCCATTTATTGCCAAACGATGAAATCCTATAAATTCACTTTCCTTTTGGATGTATTTATGACTTTCAGGGCCTCGTCGTTCTCCCTTCATAAAATGTTCCATAATGCCATCTAACGACAGAGTTCCAGGGTTTAGTATACCGAAAATACCACACATATTTATAGTAATACATATTGAATACAATTTATATTAATTTTTATTACAAAAATTGTATATTTACATTCGCAGTTCTGTATCAAATATTTTGAATACATCTTTATCGTGTGTGATAATCATAACTGCTTGTTTATATTTACTGAATTCTTTGATGAGACCAATCACTTCTTTTTTCAAAGTAGGGTCCAATGCATTTGTAGGTTCATCCAAAATCAAAATACGACTGGGATTAATTAATCCACCAATCATATTTACAACTTGTCTTTGTCCACCTGACAAATTCTCTCCTAATGAACCAGCTTCCTTTGTCTCAATATCCATATTTTTGTACAGTTTTGCAATATTTGGATATGTCATAATGCGTTTCAAGAAATAATTACAAATTTCCCTATCACCACAACCGTACAACATATTATCAACTACTTTTTTGTCAAACAATTTCGAATTTTGGTTTACATACGTGATATTCTCTCGAATGTATCCTGGGTCTAATTTATCGATATTTACGTCGTCAATTAATATTTCACCTTCGTCACTCTTGTACATTTTCAGTATGAGTTTCACAAAAGTGGATTTTCCTCTTCCTGATGGTCCTGTAATACCAATAATTTGACTATCTACAGGATGAACTATATAACTACGGTTGTCAAATACATTTGTCGTTGTTCCATTATATTTATACGAAACATTCTTGAATTCGATTTTTTTAAACTCTACTTTTTTACTGTCGAAACGATTATCCTGTAAAATAGTTTCATAGAATTTATCAACGTGGCCAAAATACTCCAATGTTGTCTGAATTCTGCCCATATATCCTAGAGTGTCTGGAATTTCGCTCAATAACCATTCTATTTTTTCTTTGTACAGTAAAAGAATTGTCAGAGAAGTGACGAAAAATACTGGAGTCATTTTCTTCTTCAAGAACATTTGTAACATATACCAAATTGATAGTATTAGTACAAACCAAATAATGAGAGACACCACTGTAGAATGATTGTTAATCATGGAATAATATTTCATTCCACTTTCGATATTATCATTGGAACGGTCTAAAAAGGATAAGATTTCTTCTTTGGATTGTCCACGATACACAATTTTATCCATATTATTCAGTACATCAATCAAATGAGAATCTGTCTGGAAAAGTTTTTCTTCATATTCAATATTGGTTTTTATCATATCATCAAAAAAGTAATAATAATAGAGACAAATTACTACATTTCCGACAAAGAAAAAGAGAGACAACATTGGACTGACAGTTAAAAAGAATGCTGTAACAATTAGTAAGTACAGTAGATTAGGTAAAATATTCGAGACAAATTTATTCAGTATGGCAACGAATAAATCGGCAACCCGATGAATAGGGGAATTCAGTTTAGTAAAATTCTCGTCACTAAATCGGTCACTATTTACTAATATTAATGCTTCCAACATTTTATGTCTCGCCCACGATTTTAATTTGGTTAATAAATCATTTTCAATCGTATAATAAATATAGTACAGTACCAACATCATAAATAATAATGCACAGTATATATGGAACTTTTTGTTGATGTCGGGTACGCGATTATGATGTACAGCATCAATTAACTTCGAAGATGTCTCAGAAATACCTTTTGTTTGTACTAAGTTAATGGCGATACTTGTAATGAAAACACCAAATACCTTGATATATTCTTCTTTTAGAAATTGGTTCAAGAAATGAAGTACAAAATGCATTGTTGACACCTATATATTTTTATGATATATTTGGTGTATCACTAATCGCATATTTCTACTTCTACATCTTGCACTACATATTCTGCATTCGCATTTGGAAATAACCTGACATTATATTGCACGAAATGTAATTTCATACAACAAGAGAGTACGCCGATAAACACAAATATTGCTAAAATAGTTGTGATAATTTACGAAAATATCATAATTGTTAGTTATTTGTACAGTATTTCATTTGTGTGTTTTTTGACTGTAAACAATAACTATTCGTGATACATACTATGAAACCCTGGAGGAATACGTACACTAGGGATACGTACAGAATGTATTTTTTTATGTGATACCTGTATCAATGAGACATACGAATTCTGTTCATCGTCATCGTAAGTAAAACACAGTAAATATTCTATTCCATCAATAACTACTACTTGTGCTTCAGAATTTACATACATACTATCTAATCGGAATATACATGTTGATTTACTTTTTTCAGTAAACTGACTTATATCCGTTTTTGTAAAACCAATAATTTTACCAGTTTTTGCATTGAATATACTACAGTAAATATGTTTTGGGTTTAATTTAGAAGTCATTGGGAAATCCATATTGTACTCAATATCATCAAAGTTCGGTATTTTTTCAATGAAATCGTTTTTAATAATTGTTGCCTTTTTCGTTTTTTTATTCAAAACGATTTGTTGTAATCTCAAATTCCCACGTATTTTATGTTCAGGATTATCCAAGTGTACGAAGTCTTCCATATCTAAAAAATCCATTACACAAGCATATATTACAAACGAATTATGCAATTCGAAAGCGTGTTCTGTAAAATGAAAAATAAACACATTATCATCTTCTAGGTAATACCATTCTACAGTTTTTGTGTCTTTGTGCATTGTACCGAATCTACTTGTACCATTATTATCAAATGCGAGTGGTAACTTATTTTCCATAATTTTGTTGAAATCATATTTTAAAGGTAAATCGGGAATAATCAAATGGTTTCTCGTTTGTGCAACATCATGAATCATACCATTATTTATGAGAGGGATGTTACTTTGATGAATAATTTCTAGATTTTTATTCAGTACATTATGGAAAAAAACACCATTTACAAAATCATAATTGTTATAACCGTACAAATACAGTTCATCACGTTTCTTATCGATTTTTGGATGAGCCGTTACACTTTTCACATTAGGTATTTCTAATTGTGCTTTTGTAATAATATTATTATTTGTACGGTCATAGTAAATATTATACGGGAAATCACCTTCGTGCAAGGCATAATGTTGGCCATCCCATTCTAAAAAAGCAGTATTTGCAGTACCTCTTGCACCAGGAACTAATGCTAACATCTGTAACATCGACCATTTCATAATTTCTATCATTCCGTGTATGCCGCGGAGTTCACCGAAATATAAATACATTTTTTTGCCCCATCGTAATTCTGCTTTGTACCGTTTAGTCTCGACCCACCTATTTACATAAGTAAATGATGTACCATTGAATAGAGCTGCGTGTACCATACCATCTCCGTCAAACCAATGATACCCTGCATCTTTTGTCCCTAAATTACGAGGATTTGAACCGATTTGAGAGAACGTACCAGATAATTTTGACAGTAAATAATGTTCGTGCTCTACTTCAACTGTGCGTTCTTTTTCAACAGGTCTAAAAACACCATTCAAATAATGATTGTATGGTATAGATGGCCGCTTGAAAGAATCTATTACGCTATTTACTGTAAATAACAATGCAAACACGCCAAATGCTTTATTCCAAATCATATATATTTATAACGAATAATATATGTAAGTATGTATATATTTATTGGTAATTATGAATTATGATTTGTTATAATCATGCTTCTACATCAGACGTGATACTAGAACAATTATGTATGTACTGTAACTCGGGACAAGAACTAACCACTATATCTGCGTCAGATATCTGTCATTCTTGTATAGATTTTTTGGATACTATCGTATGTACAAAATGCAAAATACAAAAACAGGAAATTGCAAGCCCTTGTATTAACTGTCAGCGTGTAATTTACAGTGAACGTATTCTTATGAAAAAAGACTCACTGCCGTTAGAAAATCCTGATGAAATGAAAACTAAAAAATGTAAAAAATGTCGTTTCGGTATCAATATTGCCAATCTTACGTTCAGGACTATCGACCATTTCTGTAAGAGATGTTATCGTAATCGAGACAACCGTTATTTTTGTGACCCGTGTTTTGATTCATACAAGAATAATTATAAAGTTTGTTTCACCTGTACAAATATTATTAGAATCAAATAAGAGATAAATCGCAAATATTTGAAACTACCCTAGAATCCAACAATTTAGATAAGTTTCTGTACAAAATATTTTGTCTCAAACCTTTATACGAAAGAATGAAAAGTAACACCAGGAAAAATATTTCAGGTGGGAAAAACCGTACACAAAAGAGATTTAATACGTTCATCCCTAATTCAAATGAAAAAAGCAACATTCGCAAAGTACTAAATCCAATAAAAGATGATAAGTTAGTAAAAGAATACCAAGAATTGCGAAAATTAGGTTGCAAAGGTTCAATTAAAGCATCTGCTGAGACACGATTAGGAAACAACATTGTGGACCGTTTTACTGTAAAAGAACGTTTACACACAAAGGGCAATCAAGATATCGACTTTTATACATTTTGGAAAAACCGTTTATATTATCGCAAAGAACCACGTATCAAAAAGATGTTGGAATTTTATGATACACGAGACATAGAAGAAATCCGAAAATTCAAATATATTTACAATCTTTACTTTTCATCGATTTCTATATTTCGACCAATCGTTGCAATGGAGTTATACTGTAAAATGAATGCTAGACGTGTGCTTGATTTCACGATGGGTTGGGGTGGAAGATTAGTAGGTGCACACGCACTCCGAATAGAATCATATATTGGTATTGATACGAATACCAATTTGAAAAAACCGTACAACAATATGGTGAAATTTTTAAGAGAACAAGAAACCGAACACGAGACACCAATGGATATACAATTATATTTCCAAGATGCAGTCAAATTTGATTATTCTAGTGTACATTATGACACAGTATTCACATCACCACCATATTATGATTTAGAAATGTACCGTAAAAAGAAAAATGCAAAAGAGGCGTTTCGAGACAAAGAAGAATGGCACGAAAAATTCTATTTCCCACTTTTCAAAGAAACATATAAGCATTTACAGTATGGTGGACACTTTTGTCTCAATGTTCCTGAAGAAATATATGAAAATGCTTGTATTCCTATTTTAGGAAAATGCAAAACAAAAATTCTCTTAAAGAAAAAACAACGTTCTGACAAAAATCAGTACAAGGAGTTTATCTATGTTTGGAGGAAAAAATGATGTCGACACTCATATTTGGAGGAAAA